GTACCATTGAATGCCACGAGTGGAGAGCAGACTTCGAAAGCCAAACCCTCCATTCGCTTAATTTCCTTCTGACTATAATTGCCTGACATCTGGGCAATCTTAATCATAATTCGCATTGCTGCGATCACCAATTGCTGGGCCATCCTCAAGTCGTACTTCGAGTAATCACCAGCAATAATTCTATCAATACCATGTTCGGCCATGAATTCGCTCATTTCATGCCACTCGGGACCATGGCTATTGATTCCAACTGCACACTCTGCTACCAACGGGTTAGCTGATAGGAAGCGTGCTACAGGCAAGAAATAGGTCCTAATACCAATCTGCAATTCCACCTTAGCAGCTTGGAAAACTCTTACCTTATCCTTATCGAGTCTGGTTGCTTCATCTTTGAGAGCCGAGTTGAAGATGAGATTGGCATATTCACCTTGGTCAAGGTGAGACATTGCTTCTTCATAGCTCTCCCACACTTCAGGTGTGAAAGTACGAGGGCACGCATGATCTGCTGTGGGAGGCAGGTCAATTAGATACTCGCTCTTCTTACCTTTAGTGTAATATCCCATAGAAGTGGAAGAGTTCATACTGTCAATGAACCTCTTTCCATCAATTCCAGAAACAACCTCAAGACGGGAGAGAGGACGGATCTCCTCTTTCCACATAGCCTCCATGCCATAGAAGACTTCCTCAATACCTGTCATATAGTCATCCATCGCATCCTGCACGTGAGCGGGATCAAACCCGATCGACGGCTTGCTGCATACATCCAAGGACTCGAACCATGGCCTGTATGTTTGGTTGTCGATTGACCCATCGGCTCTCATGATGGGCTTCTTGAATTTTGGAGCACCCCACTTATTGCTCACACCAGTAACTTCCTCTACAGCCTTGGAAATGGGTGTTTCAATAACGTTGGAGTGGTATGTGTTCCTCCCTTTCACAGTACCATAGACCAAGACAGCTGCATCTTCGCTGTCAATGTACTGTGCCGGACTTTTGGGATCAACGCCAGA